GAGGAATTCGATAGACTTATTACGCGCATCCGAGGCGCGGCAATAGCCCACGCCATGAGCAAGATAAAAGACGCAGGTGATGGTGTCGGCATGAAACAGCCTGACTGGAGAGCGCACGCATTCCGCTTGCAGACGATAGCCCCTGAACGCTTTGGCGCACAGCAAGGGGCATCGGGGCAACCCATCACAGCTATCATCAGCGATACAGCTATGCGCTCAATCATGGATAGGCTATATCCCAAGCAAAGCCAAGTGATTGATGTGCAAGAGGTTAAACAGCTAGAGCAAGAGACAAAGTGACACAATAATAGTCCTGTTTCGGGTGTTATATTCAATCGCTATCACAATAGCTTGTAACATAAGCACTTGCCAATTCATGCACAATTCTAGCTTGGTCAAAAAACATACAGGGACGGCATGGGGTCGGGTTCTCATGTCATCAAATACATTTCAGTTCAGTATTGCCTAAACATTGGTAAATTAGTATAAATCTATGGAAAGCATAAACAATAACGATAAAGTAGAAAAAGAGAATGATTTGGCAGAAAAGGTAAAGGCCGATGCCAAAAAATTTTCTGGGGTTGTATTGACCGAAGAACAGCGTAGGATATTGGATGTGGCTATTGAACAGATAGACTATGCAAGGGGGAATGTATGAGCGATATACCATTACCGGCTAGTGTTGTGTCTTACAGGGAGAAACAAAGGCAAAGTCAAGCAAGGTATAGGGAAAGACGAAAACTGAAAGACTCTAGTGTGGCAGAGCAATTAGTGGAGGCAACGGTTAAGGCTGGGATAAAGGCTGGCTGTCCTAGAGACCAGATGGAGAACTTCATTAAGGCGGGGATATTTCTACAACCAAAGCAATTAGAAATGGCAGCAGCGGCTAGGTCGTGTGATTCTAGGTGTTTGAAATGTGAGGCGTTATACCGACAGGGGCTTCCATTAGTGGATGATTGTCCTGATTGTGGTGCTACGGCAGTGGGAGTGGGCGGGGCGAGGGGCGGGGGAAAAAGTCAATGGATGTTCGCCCAAGTCTGTGCTGACGATGTTCAACGCTATTCGGGGTTAAAGGTACTGTATTTGAGGAAATCCGTTACAGCAGCTAGGGAACAGATAAGGGGACTACTTTTAAGCACCTGTAAGATGATTCAGCACAATTACAGGGAACAGGGCGGGACGATAGAATTCCCCAACGGCTCTTACATAGTTGTAAAGCACTTCAAGGATGAAAAGGATATTGAGAATTTCTTGGGACAAGAATATGACGTGATAGCCATTGAGGAACTGACCACGCTCACATTTGATAAATGGAAGAATCTAATGACTTGTTTAAGGACAAGTAAGACAGGATGGAGACCGAGGTTTTACGGAGCATGGAATTGGGGTGGGGTTGGGCATTTTTGGACAATGAAGGTTTTCTACGAGCCGTGGGAAAAGAAAACGGAAAGGCAGACACGATATATCTTGGCGCGAGTGGATGATAATAAATTTAACAACCCTGAATACATCAACACCTTAAAGAGTTTGACGGGATGGAAATATAAGAGTTGGTATCTAGGCGACCCACATTTTCAGTCTGGACAGTTTTTTACCAACTGGAACGAGGCACAGCACGTTTATCCAAACAAGAATGTTAATCCAAGTCCGGTCATGGCCAAGAATTGGTATGCGTCATATGATTACGGATTTTCACACCCATTTTGTTTTCATCTTCACTTCAAAGATGAAATGGGAAATTCCTATACAGTTGATGAGGAACACGCAAATGAAACCGTGATTAACGAACAGGCAGAGAATTTTAAGGCTATGTTACGAAGGCATAATGTGGATATGTCAGACTTGAATTATATCGCCGCAGGTAAAGACTGTTTCAGCCGGAAACAAGACGGCAGGACAATAGCAATGGATTTCGAGGATAACGGGATTACACTTACACCAACAGAGATTGATAGGGTGAACGCTTGGGCAGTCATGCAGCAAAGATTGGGGGATATTGAGAAGGGAATTCAGCCGACTTGGTTCATCCACAACCGATGCACGAATCTGATTGCACAGATACCAATGGCGCAAAACCATGAAACTAGAATTGGTGATATTGCAAAGATGAACGCAGACGAGAACGGAGAAGGCGGTGATGATGCGCTCGAATGTTTTGTTGCTGGCACAAAAATCAAAACCAGCAACGGAGATAGAATAATTGAGTCAATTAAGGTTGGGGACATAGTTTGGACTAGAAGTGGTCTTAGGAGAGTTTCTGCGACCAGCAGAACAAATTTAGCCCATGTGAAGCGCGTAGAATTTTCAAATGGAACGCAGTTGTTTGGAACTGGCAATCACCCAATATGGACGGAATTAGGATGGAAACCGCTTGACTCTTTGAGATATGGAGATAAAGTATCTGCATGGCTCAATCCGACACAATTATATTCAACGGAATTAAATTCAGGAGATACCCTGAATCGAAAAGAAGACAATTGCGAGAATACTACTTCCCATCTGGAAACTATCGCAAGCTGCGCGGTCTGGAATCGCTTCATCGGGAGATTTACAAATCCCATCACAAGATTGATAAAATCCCTGCTGGATTCCATATCCATCACCAAAACGGCAATCCGATTGACAATAGGCCGGAAAATCTCAAATGCGTGCTTGGAAGCGAACATTTATCAGAACACGGGAAAAGTCACCCAGTCGAACGCCAGCGAGCGCAAATGGACTACGCAAGAACATTTGCAGTTGCTTGGCACAAAACTAAAGAGGCCAGCGAAATTGCCAAAAAGAATTGGCATCACACAATCGGCCATCTTTTTGTCGAGAAAGAATTTATTTGCAACTTTTGCGGGAAAACTTTTTTCGTCAAAACATCAAATAACTGCCCAAAGTTCTGTCATGTCAACTGCAAGTCGGCATGGAGAAGGGAACGGGGGCTTGACAACGAAAATAGAAAATGCTCCGAATGTGGAGAATTGTTTTCAGTCAACAAATACTACAAAACCACAACTTGCAGTCTTAAGTGTCGTAGGGTCAAAAGACGCAATGAGCGGGGCAGTTCCAGTGTTCAACTTAACGGTTGAAGATTGTCACGAATACTTTGCAAATGGAATCGTGGTTCACAACTGCGCCCGGAATTTCCTCGTGTCAGAACCCAGTGGAGTTATTAGATTTGCGCTGCCAGTCGCATTAAGTAGAACACCGTTTCAGCAAATTGGTTTCATTTGACCACTCGAATGGTATTCTTCGCTCTTTTAAGAGTCTTTATATGGTCTTTTAATTCTGCTCTGGAATTGTCCACTTTCTTTTTCTGATATTCAGGAGTTCCGTAATCAGCGTCTAACTTTGGAATGTCATAAACCCTATCCAAAGGTTTTGCAGATTCATCGAATATATGGGAACGATGAACCCAACCCTTGTCTTTTCCAGTCCAAACCCAATACTCACGCCAACCCGTATTACGCTCATACCCTGCAAAGTCATTTCCAGATAGAAACAACATCATTCCACAGTTCCGGCATTGAGCAGGATAATATGGCGGAACTGCCTTTCGCCTACATTTAGGGCAAATGGCTTTGTCTAGTAATAGGAGGTATTGGCTCATTTGAAAATTCTGTTGTTATCTTAACCGGAAGGTTCAATTTTAATTTATGGAACTGGTCAACTGTTATTGGAATTTGTATTTCGCAAACTCCAAGTGAAATTCTGGCAAAGAATAAATTATCATCCTGACAAACCCCAATCAATTTCCCCATGATAACATTCATTTGAAAAGTAGGCGTGGATTAAGTCTAAAACATTGTCGGATATTCACCCTATAATTTCTGAACCAAAAACGCAGTAATTGTTTCATTATCCGCAATTCAACCGATTCGGATGTTTTCACCTTCCGTTTCATATTTCTTGACAATTTACATGAATCTCTTTATGCTGTCAATGAAATTCGGGTGTGGAATACGATTGCAAGGCCAAACACCAGCAACGGCTGTTTCACGGCGCAATCTTTCCCGCGCCGTCTTATTTCCAGCTTCATTGAAGCCATGCTCGGATTTCTCTTGACATTTTGAGCGTTATCGTTAAAGTTGATTGAAATGGCACAGCCACGCATTATTTCTATTAGGCTTGAGGAACAAACGGGGGGAACGGGAATTGAGATTGAACTTGGCACTAAAACCATCGAAAAGCAAATATCCACAGGCTTGGGTTTGACGAGACTTTCCTTGATTCTTGACGAGAAGAACGAGCTTCAAGACGCCGAAATTGTTACAGAGAAAATATGATATGGCAAAAAAATTTCAGGACAAGCCTATGACGCCACAAACTTTCCACGAAAGATTTCAGGAATTGATTCACAGCGCATTACAAGAAAAT